AGCCGTAGCCGTAGCCGTCGCCGTAGCCGTCGCCGCTGCCGTAGCTGCCAGTGACGACCCTACTCGGTGTCAGCCTGACCCAGTGAAGTGTTGTCATAGTGCGTTCCTGCCTCGGCATCAGCTGTACTTCCGCATCGCGGCGAAGGCGTTGTAGTCCTCAAAGTAGGGCACCGCGGTCTCGGTGGTTGCTCCAGCGTACTTGTACACAGCACGGCGCAGCATCTCCAGTTCCCGGTCGATGTCACAGCGTTTGGGCATCCGCCGGACCAACTCACCCCAGCCCTCTGGACCAGTTGTCAGATACTCACTGACCTCACGGTGTGACCAGTCGTAGGGACCTCTGCGCCACATGTCACCCTGACGGGGGTCCAGACCGATCCTGATCTGGGTGGTCAGCCAGACCTTGAACTGGTTGTAGCCAGTGTCGTTGAGGGCGTCCTTGGTCAGCTTCTTGTTGAGGGTGGTGACCTCGAACGGCTCAGACCCAGCCAGTAGGGACCAGCGGTTGGTGGTGCCGTCGACCTTGCCTAGTGTGGCGAACTGGGGGGTGTGGTAGTAGTGGCCATCGACCTGAGTGACGTTGTTCGGCAGGGGGGTGGCACGGTCAGCCCAGTGAGCATGGACACCAGAGCCCCACCCAAGGACAGCCCTGACAAAGGCACAGGTCGAGACTGACGGGTAGGGCTCAAGGTCCAGTGTGCCATCGGTGTTGAACGTCACCACGTCAGTGGACCACAGACGGAAAGCAATGCCGCCATTGGACAGCTGGTGGATGGTCTGGCTGTCATTGTCCCTCCTGTAGAGGGGCCGGGTGTTCTGGTCACGACGACCACGGATCGGCTTGATGCCCTCCCACTTGGAGAGGGCCTTGTCGTAGTCGGTGATGTTGAGGGTGTTGAACGACGATGAGAACATGTCAGAGACCTTTCTTGCTATGGGAGACCCACCGATAGGCGGTGGAGAGGCCGACGTTGTTGAGGGTAGCAGCCTGCTTTACAGGCAGGCTGTCCAAGATGATGAGGCTCAGCACTCTGGCTCTCGTGCTGTCGGCAAGGCCGTAAGAGGGGTGGTAGTCGGGGACCACAATGAGGTGGTCAGGGCAATGGGGTGTAAAGGCCAGTCTCACAGCGACACCTCGACAGCCCTGTCAAAGCTGACCCCGGCATTGACATCACAGCCAATGCCATAGACCTTATCCAGCTTGATGTTGAGCTTGTAAAGGTGGGCCAGCTGCTCCTCTGTCAGAGGGCAGCCAACGAAGCCATAGGTGGCAAACTCACGTTGAGCCGTCGCAATGTACCACTTCACAGCGACACCTCGACCGGAGCCATACCGGGGTTGAACTTGATGTGGAGACAGGTCAGGCCGTAGTTCTTCTTCAACTCGTGACGGTCACAGACGGTGATCCGGCAGTTGTTAAGGGGGGACGACTGGTCCACGATGGTGAACTCGTGGCCAACGGTGTAGTCATAGACAGCGTCCTTCCGGCTGATGTAAGGACGGACCGAGGGAACCACAGTCAGGAAAGACTTGGTCTTGGTGTTAAGTTTGGTGGAGAGGTCGGCCAGTTTGGTCCAGTTGGTCATGGTGATAGTCCATATTTGTGTGTTAAGATTGATACGCATTGTCAGGACCGAACTGTTTACTAGGTAGAGTCGGCCTGAGCCCAAACCTTAGCCGATCCCGGCAGCGGTGTCAAGCTTCGGAGGGTAGGGAGGTTTTGTCCGCGCGGATAATGGGTTAGTCCGCGTGCGAGTTGTGTAAAGTATCTACAAATGTGGTCGGGGCTAGGCAAAGTATCTTAACACGAAACTGAAAAATAGATAGTCCAAGTGCTTGTAATCATTGGATTTCTTTGAGCACTATCTAAAGTATCTACGATTTTTTAGGAGAGACCCCCCCTAAATTATGTGAGGGCCTCGTGTAAAGGTTTACAGTGTAAAGATGTAAACTTTACACGGCCAAAACTGCAATTTCCGTCACGTATCATCTAAAAAAACATGTATATTATATATAGTTGAGATACTTTACAGTAGATGACCTTTGGTTTACACCCCGCAACTCATTGGTTTCATTGGACATTCCACTTTTCTGTAAAGATACCAACCATCTTATCTTTACACCTTTGGTGTAAAGGTGGTGTAAAGCGAAAATAGATAGTTGTTTAATATCAAGCACTTACAGGGTGTAAAGTTTACACTGTAGAAGCACAGACCCCCGACTGTAGTGTACACAATGCGCGATAGTCAGGCGCTTCGACGACGAGCTACAGACCCCCGACGTATGGCGAGTGCAACGAGCAAACAAAAACAGCACGAAAGCGCTACGTGTAAAGGTGTAAAGCAGACAACAAAAAGCCCGCCCGGGGTTAGCCGGGCGGGTTAGGTTTACAGTCCGTAGTCGACAGCGAGGGCGATTGTTGGATGCGAGATGCTGGACTCGCGCAGTCCTCGCGTGGTGGAGGACTGATATCCGTGGTGATCCGGCACGAAGATGCGCGTCGGGTGGATTTTACCGTTCCAAAGCGCAGCTTGCCGTGCTTGCGCTTGCTTGGCGTCGGCCGCCATATGTTCAAGTATCGTCATGTAAAGGTTCCTTGTGTGAGAGGTGGAGCGGGCCCTTGCGGGCCCGCCTATGGTTTACAGCGAGAGGAGGATCACAGCGAGGAGGATCATCAGCGTGGCGAACATGGCGCCCGCGATCCACCCGCGGATGTTGCCTGAGTTAGGCGCCTTGTGCGTGTCAAGGTACCGCTTTGCGCCCGCCTGCCCGAGGTTTGACACGTGGCGATCGACCTTGATCTGGCGGTCACGCAGGGCGGCTTTGGTTTCGAGTTTCATCTGTCTGTTCCTTTGTGTGAGGGAAGGCTGGCGCTAGCGCGCCAACCTCTTGATCAGTTCGTCGATCACGATGTTGAGGCGAGAATTTTCCGCCTCAAGCTGCGCAATCCGCGGGTCTGCTTGGGTTGACACTAGCGTCACCCAGTAGGGCATTTGCCCGTCTTTTTTCCATCCCGCGACGGTGCTTTCGCCAACTTGCAAGAGCTCGGCCAGTTCGCGCTGCGCCAGCCCCTTTGGGTCAAACGGTGCTTTTGACATGGTATTTTCCTTGTGAAAGAGGGAAGGTAAGGCGGGCCCTTGCGGGCCCGCCTCGTTTTTAGAACTGGACCTTAGGCGCTGCAGTGGTCGCCTTTTGCGTACCCGCACCTTTGGTGATTTTGAGCTTGGGCTGCGGGAACTTCCCGCGGACCAAAACCAGTTCGATCATATCCGCCTCTTTCACCAGCTTGGTGAACATTGCGGGGGTCACGTCTGCCCCAGCGGCAAGCGGCTTTTCAAAGCCGTCGGCCCAAATGGACCAGCCGGACATTGTCAGCTTGTTGCCCTTGATCGCGTCGATGATCGTCGACACGTTCGCGGCAACATGCTTGCCGTCCGCCTTCCCGGCAATCTTGAACACGGTTGCACCGGTCTTGACGGGAACAATGGCGACGGGGCCTTCGAAGATTTTAGCCATGATACGTGGTTTCCTTTGTGGGATAAATGCTGGGCCCAGACCATCTAGGCCCAGCACAATTCCCACGCCATAAACCCATGGCGACTAGCGATGTTAAAGAGCGTCGGGGTCTAACCCTGTCGATCCAGCGGTCGTTTGCTGTCTCGATGATCCTTTATGGCATGGGGCGTCGCGCTTGTCAAATTCGCTGCAACATGGGGCAGAATCGCTTTATATCATAGGATAAGACGCCTGCGCGCATAATGCGCGCAGGCGTAGGGGGGTGGGGGGTTGGACAGAGTATTCACATGCCCCCCGTATAATGGTAAACCCCACATCCCAAGACCCAAAAATAGCAATCTTTACATTCTTACACCATTCATACACTACACGTCCACTTTATAGCACCCCCGCCGTCAACCGATCCAAAAATTTTCCCGGCCCAAAAACCAAATCTTTACACTCTTGACCGACCCCACCCCCAAGAGGTAACATCGCCCCATGTTCATGAGCCCTGTCCAGACCAAGTGGTCCGACCGCTTCGCCTTCGATCTCGCCCTTCTCATGGAAGGCAGCGGGGAAAAGCTCGACGAACTTCTGGATCGGCACGAGTACGACGCCAGTGACCTCCTCACATTCAAGAACGACGCCAACTTCCTCAAGAAAGTCGAGGCCTTCAGGGAAGAAGTGCGCACCAAGGGCCTCACTTTTCGGGTCAAGGCACGCGCACAGGCCGAAGAACTGCTCCGGACCTCATGGATTCTCATCCATGACCCCATTGTGAGCCCCGCGGTGAAGGCCGACCTGATCAAGGCGACGGTGCGCTGGGGAGGGCTAGAGACCCCACCGAAGGAAGAAGGCGGTAGCGGGGCAGGAGGAGTCACAATCAGCATCAATTTGGGGGGTCAGACCCTCGATGTGACGGCAAAAGCCAAGCTCCCGCCCGTGGAAGACGCCGATGTCCTCGACGACGACTGAGGTGCACCGGTTTTACAGTCTTTTCGCCGCGCAGGCGTTCATCGCCACCCTGATCGCTGCCAAGAAGTCGTACCGGACCCTCCGAATCCCGCGCCCCAAGGCCGGAAAGCCCCTATATGTGGTGACAATCTATGGCTGAGATCATCGAACTGACCCCCAAGGCATATATCTGGGTCTGCGACTGCGGGTGCACGTCGTTTGAACTGATGTCGGACGGCGGCGCGCTGTGTGCGCTGTGCGGGACGCGTAGGACGGAGGACATGCCCGGGGCCGGGTGGTACCGGACGGACGATGATCCCGATTGGGGCAAGGACCGACTGCCGGTGCGGCAGATCGGCGGGAATGGGGACACAGACTTCGCAAAGCGGATCACGATGCGCAGGATGGAGCACCCCGACGTGGTTGCTGCGGTCGTGCTGCGCGACGACGGCGCGGTCCACACGTGGTCGCGGATCGAGACACACGAGCAGGTCGAGTGGGCGGGGCGCAGGTTCGCTGAGTCACTGCCAATGCTGCGCCCGCCGAAGGAGGAGTGATGCCGCTTGATATTTCCTACACACCGACCCCCACGGTCGCGAGATTCATGGGTTCAGACGCCCGGATGCGCGCGATCATGGGTCCTGTTGGGTGCGTGGCACCCGACACGCTAGTCCTCACCGAGTTTGGGCCACTTCCCATCTCGCGTATAGATCGTCCAATGCGAGTTGTATCGTGGAACGAGACGGCACGTCTATTCCAGCTTTCGTGGTGTGGTGGTGCGTTCCCAAAAGGAACGGACTATCTATACCGAGTGACAACGCGGCAAGGAGAATTTGCCGCAAACGAACATCACCTCGTGCTCGACGGACAGCGTACATATCAACGCGTGAAATCTCTGCACCAAGGTCAGTTCTTATCCCAGTGTTCTGACGTCCGCGCGCTGATACGTTCGGCGCCTGACCTGCCAGTGTCGCACGCAGATGCTCCTGATTTGATCGAAACAGCCGTAGATTCTCTGGCGCATTATGCAGAGTCAGCCCGTCAATATGGTCTACAACTTCTTCAGCAAGAAGGTATCGACCTAGAGTTTGTTCCACCACAAGCCGGTGCTCGTAGATCAGCTTTCCATCTCTGTTCGTCCGTTGTCGGGCGTGTGGGTGATCTTGTGGCGCGGTTACGAGCACGTACCCGTCTAAGTCTATCCTCCGTCCTGACACGAATTGATGATTTGCTTGGCCCGGTTGGGCACCTTCTCCTCGCCTTGGAAGGTCGAGGCGCAGCATCACTTTGCGCACATAGCGAGGGCTCAGCCCAACCATTTCGGCAATCTGCACAGACGTCCTACGGCCGTCGGCCAGCGCGACGATCTGCCTCGTATTCTCGTTCCACTCTCGGGGCATATAACATATCCTCCAATGCCAACGGGGCCATATTGAAGGTAGAGCGGGAGGCTGCCAAGCGGTCTTATTGGGACATGCAGGTGCTCGACACGAACAACTACGTGACAGTCGACGGGGTGATACACCACAATAGCGGCAAGAGCGTGGCGTGCTGCTTCGAGATCATACGCCGGGCAGCGCAGCAGAAGCCCAATGCGCAGGGCATTCGCAAGACACGCTGCGCTGTGGTGCGCGAAACAGTGCGCCAGCTGTCGGATACCACCATTAAAACCTTCCTCGACTGGTTCCCATCCGGTGTCTGCGGGCACTTCATGCGCACTACCAAGACCTACTTCTTCAAGGTGGGCGACATCGAGTGCGAGATCATGTTCCGCGCGCTTGACGACTCGGATGACGTGGCCAACCTCAACTCCCTCGAATTGACCTTCGCGTGGTTCAACGAGTGCCGGGACATTCACCCCGACATTGTGGACGCCATGTCCAAGCGCATCGGGCGATTCCCCTCCGCCAAGGATGGCGGGGCGACGTGGCACGGGATGTGGGCCGACACCAACCCGCCCACCATGGACACGTGGTGGTTCTACCAGATGGAGAAGATCGACCCCAAGGACGGGGTCTCGGCCAACGACAACGGCTGGGACGTCTTCAAGCAGCCCTCGGGCCGGAGCCCGTACGCCGAGAACATCGAGAACCTGCCGGATGGGTACTACGACACCCAAGGCCGGTCGGAGGAGTACATCCGGGTTTTCATCGACGGGGAGTACGGGCTGTCGCTGGCCGGCACGCCGGTGTTCAAGTACTTCCGACCGGACTACCACATGGCCAAGGCCGCCCTGCGCCCCTTCGTCAATGGCACCCGTCCTGTAATCGTGGGGATGGACCTCGGCCTCACCCCGGCCGCGGTGGTAGGGCAGCAGGACCCGCGTGGCAGGGCCCTCGTGATGGCAGAGGCGGTCAGCTACGACATGGGGGTCCAGCGCTTCGTCAGGACGGTGCTGAAGCCCCTGCTGTTCGAGAGGTTCGCTGGGGCACCGGTGATCGTTGTGGTCGACCCTGCGGGCGTCCAGCGGGCGCAGACGGACGAGCGGAGCGCGATCGACATCATCAAGGCAGAGGGGCTGCGGGTTATCCCCGCGCGGACCAACAGCATCACGGCGCGGATCGCGGCCGTGGACGACTACCTCATGCGGCAGGTTGACGGCGACCCCGGGTTCCTCGTGGACCCCAGCTGCAACCGGGTCAAGGCGGCCATGATGGGTGGGTACCGGTTCAAGAAGAACGGGGACGGGCTGGAGAAAACAGGCGATGCGGGCAAGCACAGCCACGTCGGTGACGCCATCAGCTACTTCTGCCTCCACGTCGGCAGCCTCGACAGTGGTGCACTGCTGCACCAAAGACGCGAGATCAAGAGAGTTGACGCCCGTGGTTGGGCGTGATACAGAGGTCACACCTACGGTTGGCTCCTCCCAGTCACCGCCTGCCTGCTTGAATTGCCCCGCCGGTCCACCCCCGGCGGGGTTTTTCTTGCGCAAGAGGTACGGACTGTGTATTGTGATGTAAAGTCAACCCGCGCAGCAAGCCGTCCGAGCCGCGCTACGTGTGAGGTGCCCCATGCCACTGATCTCCCCAGCGATCAACCCGGACATCCGCGGAGTCCCGCGCGTCATCTGGAGCGGCATCGCTGCCGGTGACACCTTCGACGCCTTCACCCTGACCCAGCAGTACGGTCTCGCGGCCTCCGTGCAGGTGGTGGGGACGTTCAGCAGTTCTGTCATCACGATGCAGGTGAGCAACGACGGGACCAACTGGGTCACCGCCAAGGACCTGCTGGGGACCGACATCACCTTCTCGGCGACTGGGTACCGCGAGCTCTCGCTCTCGGCGGCCTACATCCGCCCGTCCATCGCCTCGGGCTCGGGCACCGGCCTGTCCGTGATCATGGTGCTGCGAGGCTCGAATGGGGTTTGACCTCCCTGTCCTCAACCGACTGCGCCGGACGGGGGCAGTCGCCTTCTCCCCGGTATCCTTGTTCTCTGCTGGTGAGCAAGGCTTCTGGCTGGAGCCTTCCGACCTCTCCACCATGTTCTCTGACCGCGCTGGGACTACGCCTGTGACTACACCGGGAACGGTTGTTGGGAAGAGACTTGATAAATCTGGCCGAGGCAACCACGCAGTAGCCCCCACGGATGCAGCCCGCCCCACATACGGGATTGAGCCTAAGACTGGGCGGAGGAATTTGCTGCTGGCAACTGACACTATGGCCACCCAGAGCCTTACTGTGACAGCCGTAGCTCACACTCTGGCATTCACTGGAACAGGTACTGTCACGCTCACTGGTGCGTCTATAGCAGGGCCTCTGATAGGTACTGGGGCAAGCAATAGGGTCAGCCTGACATTCACCCCTACAGCAGCAAGCCTGACGCTAACGGTCGCCGGAAGCGTTACCTTGGCTCAACTCGAACTAGGCTCCACTGCCACCGCCTACCAGCGCGTAGGGACTGCCTTTGACGTTACTGAGGCTGGTGTAACTACCGTCCACTATGTCCAGTACGACGGCACTGACGACAGCTTCTCCACCTCGTCCATAGACTTTACTGCTACAGACAAGATGTCAGTGTTTGCGGGGGTGCGGAAACTTAGTGATGCTGCACAGGGGATTGTTGCGGAACTTTCAGCCATCCCAACCACCAACAATGGGACGTTTAATCTACAAGCGCCTTCTGATGCAGGATTTGCAAGGTATCGATTTATATCTAAGGGAACTGTTTCTTCTGGCAACTTTGTGAGTGGATACGCCGCCCCTATCTCCAACGTTCTAACCGGCCTTGGCGACATCAGTGGAGACATAGCAACCTTCCGCATCAACGGCGTCCAAGTTGCTCAATCCACCACAGACCAAGGCACCGGCAACTATGGCAACTACCCCCTATTCATCGGTCGCCGCAACAACACCAGCTTGCCCTTCAACGGCAGGGACTACGGTATCATCATCGTTGGTAAAACTGCATCCGCCACTGAAATCACCAACACAGAAAGCTATCTGGCTGCTAACACATCAGGAGTAACGCTATGACCGTCTACACCAGCGCAGTCCTGATCCTCCCAGCAGCCTACAGGCAAGCAGGCAACGACCTCTCCGCCTCAATGGGGTGGCAACCAGCAGACGCAGACCCAGGTACCTACAGCGTCCCTCTGATGACTGCTGATGTCCTTACTCACTGGGGATGCCGTGCTGATGTAACACAGACTTTCATCGACATGGTGGAAAACCCTACGCCGGAAACCCAGCCTCTGATTGATGTGCTGATCTATGACTTTCGGGTGACTGGCGACCCGCATACGCACTTCATGGATATTCTAGCCGATAACGGGCTGACACTTCCGCCAGTAGACGCGGAAGTGTGACTGCTGTATGGTACCGCTAAGGAGTGACTCATGGCTGGTCTGACGATCCTTCGCGTAGTCGGTAATGCACAACTTGTTCGCGAGGAGCGTGAGCAGGCTGAGCGCGATCTTGCCGCCCGTCAGAGCAGCCCCATCATGTTGGGCATCGTCGCCCACCTGAAGCAGTGCTGGGACGCCGCACGCATCTCCCGCGACCCCATCACCGACATCATGCTCAAGGCCATGCGGCAGCGCAATGGTGCGTACGAGGCGGACAAGCTCTCCCAGATCAAGGCGCAGGGCGGCTCCGAGGTCTACATGATGATCACGGAGGTCAAGTGCCGAGCGGCCGAGAGCTGGCTGCGCGACATCCTGCTCGACAGCGGCACGCCCCCGTGGGACCTCACCCCCACCGCCATCCCGGACCTGTCCCCGAAGGAGTCTGAGGAGCTGCAGCTGGCCTTCGCGGAGCGCGTCATGGAGGTGCTGCAAGCCTCTGGTCAGGCGCCCAACAGGACCCAGCTCGCCGAGCTCAAGGAGACGGTCGCGCAGGAGTTCCGGTTCAAGATTCTGCAGGCGGCCCAGAACCGCGTCGATCGAATGCGGGTCAAGATCGAGGACCAGTTCGCCCAAGGCGGCTGGGCCGATGCGTTCAACGAGTTCATCACGGACCTCGTCACGTTTCCGGCGGCCTTCGTCAAGGGGCCGATCGTCCGGCGCCAGCGCTACCTCAAGTGGGAGGGCACTAGCCTGCAGCCGGGTGAGCGCATCGCGCCGGAGTACGAGCGCGTCAGCCCATTCAACATCTACCCCGAGCCGGGGATTACCCGGATCAACGACGGCTACATCTTCGAGTACCACGAGATGACGCGCACCCAGATGGCCGACCTGATCGGTGTGCCGGGGTATGACGACCAAGCCATCCGCAAGGTGCTCGAGGTGGGCAACACCCAGTCATGGGTGCAGGAGTGGCAGAAGGACTCCCGCGAGGAGGAGGAGCGCAAGTTCCACACGGAGCTTCGCCCCACTGAGGTCTACGACACACTGGAGTTCTGGGGCAAGATCAGCGGCCGGATGCTGCGCGAGTGGGGCATGACCGAGGAGGAAGTGCCTGACGAGGACCGCGAGTACGACGCCAACATCTGGGCCGTGGGGAACTACGTCATCAAGGCTGTCCTAAATTACGACCCGCTGGGCGAGAAGCCCTACGCCAAGACATCGTTCATCAAGCAGCCGGGCGCCTTCTGGGGCAAGGGCATCCCCGAGATCATCGAGGACATTCAGGGCGTCTGCAACGCGGCGGCCCGGGCGCTGGTCAACAACATGGCGATCGCCTCCGGTCCGCAGGTCGAGGTCAACTTGGAGCGCCTGCCGCCCAACGAAGACATCACGCAGATGCAGCCGTGGAAAATCTGGCAGGTCCTCAACGACCCTCTGGGATCATCCGCGCCGGCGGTGCGGTTCAACCAGCCCAACGACAATGCCAACACGCTGGTGGGGGTCTACGACCGCTTCTCGCGCATGGCTGATGACCACAGCGGCATCCCTGCCTACATCTACGGCGACACCAACGTGCAGGGGGCAGGGCGCACAGCGTCGGGCCTGTCCATGCTGATGGGTTCCGCAGGCAAGGGCATTCGGCAGGTGGTCATGCACATCGACAACGACGTGCTCAAGACCATCGTGCAGCGCCAGTTCGTCTACAACATGCGCTACGACCCTGACGAGTCGATCAAGGGCGATGCGCAGGTCGTGGCCAAGGGAGCGGTCAACCTAGCGGTCAAAGAGACGGTCAACGTCCGCCGCGTGGAGTTCCTCAACGCCACGGCCAACGAGTTCGACATCGCCATCATCGGGCCCGAGGGGCGTGCGGCGCTGCTGCGCGAGGTCGCCAAGGGGCTGCAGATGCCCGTGGATGACATCATCCCGTCGCGCGAGAAGCTTAGCATGCAGAAGCGCATGGCCGCGGCAGCGCCGATGCCGGCCCCCGGCGGCGGGCAGCCTGCCATGGAGAACACCGATCTTGCCGGCGCACCCGCTGGTGGGACCAATCTGATAAACGGAGGCCCGCAGTGAAGCAGGTCTCCCCCGAAGTAGTCCGCGCGCTGGCAGTCAGCGTCCGCCAATACCCGATCATCTTGGAATGGTTGGGAGAGTGGCGGACCTCGGAGCTTGAACGGCTCCCCAACGTCGGACCGCAGACCGTGGCACTTGCTCAGGGGCGGTGTCAGGTCTTGTCAGAGCTGCACAGGCTCATGACGGAGTCCCCTGACTTAGCAGCACAGCCCCGCAGGGGTAGCTGATCCAATCACGCACACCCGAGAGGAGCGTCTAAATGGCCATTCCCGCGCAAATTCAAAGGCAGTCTGAGGCTGTTGCCAAGCTGTACGAAGACCTGAACTCCGAACCTGCAGCGCAGGTGGAGGCTCCGGCCGCACAGACCACGGCAGCCAACGGGGCAGGAGAAGCTGCAGCTGAGCCGGCGTCCACCGAGCAAGGACGATCCGGCACCACGAACGAAGACCAAACCTACGAACAGCGCTGGCGCTCCCTGCAAGGGATGTACAACGCTGATACCACTCGCCTTCGGGCGGAGAACAACCAGTTGAGCCAACGTCTCGGTCAGCTCGAACAGCTGATCGCGTCGCTTACCGCACCCCAGCAGGCAAGCACGCCTGCACAGGTGGCCGCGGCAAAGCTCATCACCGAAAAGGACGTCGAGGATTACGGGGATTCGATCGAAGTCATGCGCCGCGCAGCTCGTGAGGAGATGTCGGGGCGTGACCAAGAAGTCGCGGAGCTGCGACGGTCGCTTGCCCAACTCCAAAACAACGTCGTCCCCAAGGTGGAGAGCGTTGTACAGCGACAGGCGCTGAATGCTGAGCAGATGTTCTGGACGGAACTGTCGGCGGAAGTCCCCGATTGGCGCGAGATCAACGCCAACCAGAACTTCCACAGCTGGCTGCTCGAAGTCGACCCGTTGTCCGGCATGACCCGGCAGACGTACCTCGACAACGCGCAGAACCAGCTCGACGCCCGTCGTGTCGGAGGTTTCTTTCGTACGTGGCAGTCGCTGAATGGTAATTCTGTTGCCCAACAAACTCGGAACGTAGCTGCCACTCAACTCGAAAAACAGATCGCACCCGGGCGTGGGCGCACAGCTGCCGGTACCACAACTGGTAACGCAGCCAAGCCTTACACCCGCACAGATGTCGCCAAGTTCTTTGACGATGTGCGGAAAGGTCTGTATAAGGGGCGGGAGCAGGAGCGTGACCGGATCGAGCGCGACATTTTCGCTGCACAGCGGGAAGGTCGTATAACCTAAAACTGGCTAAGTGAAAGGACACCACATGGCCTATCCTGTTGCACCCGGACGCCCCGACTACTCGGGGAACTTCATTCCGGAAATCTGGTCGGGTAAACTGATCGAGAACTTCTACGACTCCACCGTGCTTGCTGCCATCAGCAACACCGACTACGAAGGCGAGATTCGCAATCAGGGCGATACGGTCAACATCCGTACCCAGCCCAACATCACGATCCGCGAGTACGTCAAGGGTCAGAACCTCGTCGTGGAGAACCCCGACGCGCCGAAGCTGCAGTTGGTCATCGACAAAGGCGAGTACTTCTCCTGCGTCGAAGACGACATCGACCGTGTCCAGTCGGACATCAAGTTGATGGACATGTGGTCGAAGGATGCCTCCGAGCAGATGAAGATCAAGATCGACCAGCGCGTGCTGACCGACATGCTGCCGGGGATCGGCGCCCTGAACAAAGGTGCGACCGCTGGCCAGCAATCAGCAGCCTTCAACCTCGGCACGACTGGCTCTCCGCTGACCGTGACCAAGGACGGCGCCAGCGCCACCACCTCGGTGGTTGATCTGATCGTGGACATGGGCACCGTCCTCGACGAGGCCAACGTCCCCGAGTCGGACCGCTACCTGATCATCCCGGCTCGTATGGCTGGTCTGATCAAGAAGTCGGAACTGAAGGACGCCTCGCTCACCGGCGACAGCATCACCCCAGTCCGCAACGGCCGTCTCGGCATGATCGACCGCTTCACGCTCTATGTGTCGCACAACCTGAACGTTTCTTCGGGTAAGACGTCGATCATCGCCGGCCACAAGATGGGCTTCACCTTCGCGTCGCAGATGACCGAGATGGAAACGCTTCGCGCGCAGTCCACCTTCGGCAACATCATCCGCGGCCTGCAGGTGTACGGCTACAAGGTTGTGAAACCCGAGGCGCTGGCGCAAGCCGTCGTCCAGTTCGCGTAAGGAGACCTGATCATGGTTGCGTACACTGACTCCCTCGGGTTCTACAAGAACTCGGCCGGCTTCACCGCCAACTACACTGACCGCGTCAGCGTCACCGAGATCGAGCTCGATTTCGCCAAGATCGCTGCTGCTCGGACCGCTGCTGGCGCCACCGCGCTGACTTCGGCCGATACGCTGGTGATCGGCGTGCTGCCCAAAGGCGCATTTGTTCTGTCTGGCGTTGCGACGCTGGAGAAGGCAGAGGGCGCCGCGGGTAACATCGACGTCGGCATCGGCGGCGGAACCGTTGACTTCTGGGTTGATGGTTTTGATCTGAACGCTGCAGTGGGCACCACCGGCGGCTACGCCGACGCGACGGCCTACTACTGCGCGGTGGATACCAACATCCTGCTGACGCTTAACTCCGCCAGCATCGACGTTGCCCGCGTCAAGGTCTCGCTGGCAGTGGTCAACATGGGCGCTGACCTCGGCGTCATCCCGTCGGCCTAACGGTGGGGGCTTCGGCCCCCATCTCCCCCAGAAAGGAGACTGAACATGGGTGTTTATACAGGCATCTCGCAGGACAACGTGCGAATCAACAGCGGCAATGCAACTCTGCAGTCGCTGGTCGTTACCGGATCGGTCGTTGCAGCCGGTGTGGCCATGAACGTGCGTCAGCGGTTTACGATCGCTGAGGTGAATGCTGGGGCTACGCTAGTCCCGGCCGTAACTGGCAAGTCCATTCGCATGGTCGGCGCCAAGGTGATCGCCATTGGCGGTGCCGCTGGTGCAGTGACCACAGTGGACATCATCGGTACCCAGACCACTGCTGCGAAGCTCGTCGCTTTTGCTCAGGCTAACCTGACACGGAGCACGGTGCTCACTGACGGCGGCACAGGCGCGGCCGTCCTCGCGGATGGTGCGTCCTACACTGCCAATGACGTGAGCACGGCCGTCACCGTTGGCAAGACCGGCAGCAGCGTCACGACCGCGACCCACATCGACGTGATCTTCGATTACGTCCTTGTCTAACACGAGTGGAGGCCATCAGGCCTCCACTACCTATAGGGGGATAGCACCGTGCCCACAAATCTTACCAACGAGAAGATCAAGGACAGCTTTCCCCAGCTGCTGCACATCGATGGCGGCCCTGACGCTGCGGAGAAATCCGTCCTAAGTGCGACAGGTACAGCCACGGCGCTGAAGCTCAGCACCGGCTCCGCCTCTGTGGATAACATCCAGCTGAACGGTAACACGATCAGCACGCTCGACACGAACGGGAACCTCGTCCTCGCGCCCAACGGCACGGGCTCAGTGAGCATAGCCAAGGTGGCCATCACCGGCGGCACCATCGCAGGGATCACAGACCTCGCCGTCGCTGACGGCGGCACAGGGGCGTCTGACGCCTCGGGTGCGCGGACCAACCTCGGACTCGGCACTATGGCCACGCAGAACGCCAACGCGGTCGCCATTACAGGCGGCACGCTCTCAGGCGTCACGATCACCGGCAGCTTCTCCGGCCTCACACTGGTCGAGTCGGCGACGCTGGCCACCAGCGCCGCGGCCGCAGGGGTCAACCTTACCGGCAACACGCTGGGTGCCGACGGCACTGACACCGACATCGACGTCAATATCACGCCCAAGGGCACCGGCGAGGTGAACATCACCAATGTCGACATCCTAAGCGGCAAGGTGCCGTTCAGCACGGTCACCGATCGGGCCTTCGCGGCTTTCTCTGACATCACGGATCAGACCGGCAGCACCACGGTGCCCACGGCGATGAAGTTCGGCACAACCGACATAGCCGGCTCCGGCATCACGATGGTTACCGACGGTACAAACCTGACGCGCCTGACGTTCGCCGTAGCTGGCACCTACATGGTGGCACCGAACATGCAGCTGCAGAACACGGACACGTCTGACCATGACATCACGATATGGCTGTCGGTAAACGGCACCAACGTGCCACGCTCCGCTACGCGGATCGTCGTCCCCAAGACCAGCGATGGCGGCGTGGGGTTCTTTCAGATCATGTTCTACCTGACCGTGACCGCGGGACAGTACGCGCAAATCTTCTGGCTCCCTGAGAGCACGCTAGTTACACTCGACCACACTGCCGCAGTCACAGGCCCGCCTGCGATCCCCGCAATCCCGTCTACAGTTCTTTCGGTTGAGAGGATCGCGTAATGGCCAAGACTCCTGCATGGACCCGAAAAGAGGGAAAGGACCCGAAGGGTGGCCTCAATGCGGCCGGCCGGGCGTCCTACAACAAGGCCAACCCGGGTAAGCCCGGGCTGAAGCCGCCGGCCCCGAACCCCAAGACCAAGGAAGACGAGGGTCGCCGGAAGTCGTTTTGCGCCCGCATGTCTGGGATGCCCGGTCCGATGAAGGACGAGAAGGGCAAGCCGACGCGGAAGGCGCTATCCCTCAAAGCATGGAACTGCTGACATGGCCAGCCCCAAGCCCACCAACCCAGCACTCTGGTCCCGTGTGCAGGCGGAGGCTAAGAAAAAGTACGATACGCACCCGAGTGCCTACTCGAACGCGTGGGCTGCCAAGGAGTACAAGAAGCGCGGCGGCGGCTGGAGCGGCCCGGATAACCGGGTGAAGAAATGAGCAAGGGCGGGCTTGGCAAGTGGTTCGGCGAGAAGTGGGTCGACACCAAGACCGGCAAGGAGTGCGGGCGCTCTGGGTCTGAAAAGTCCTCACGCGCCTACCCAGCCTGTCGCCCGGCCGCTGCTGCTGCCAAGATGACCACCGCTGAGAAGCGCACCATGGCGGCCAAGAAGACCGGCCCCGCGCGCAAGTCGTGGCCGGTGTCACCGTCAGGCAAGAGGAAGTGATATGCCAACCAAAGCACAGACAGCCAAAGTTGCCAAAGTCATGGGTGAGTACAAACGCGGCACCCTGCACGGCGGCATTGACCCCAAGGG